GGATCAGGGTATAGTGAGGATATTTTTTCGTACCTATTACCTCCGGTAGCAGTCGCTATAGTGTCAGACTCGTTTAGTAAAGCAGAGTTGTAGTTAGCCGGAGTGAAGTTACCTAGCGGGCCACGCAGCTTTTTCTGTAGCTCTTGGCCTACTTTCATTCTGTCAATAAGTACGCTCTGCTCTGCGTACTTTGCATCCGCTTCTGCATATCCTGGGATGCTTTTGATTAAATCGTCTTTAAGATCGACAAGTACGCTTTTTATGTGTGAGTTTTTTTCTGTACCTAGCATGGCTTTTATGCCATCTATAGACGATACTACCTCTGCTGCGTTAGTTCTTAGCACTCCATTTTCATCTATCAGGCCGCCCTTTAATGTTTCAAGGTGAGTAAGTAGGGCCTTATTCCCTGGGTTTTTACTAATAAGATCAGCTACGTTATTTACTATCTTAGACGTATCTACCGGTGCTGTACTCTCTTGCGCCGCCTTATATAGCGGTTGAGTTACGTCAGTCCTAAGTTTTTCAGCCGCTGCTAGGTCTGCTTCTGTACCGGCTACTTGAGCAACGGGCGCTTCGGCTGCTGCTCGGTTAGCTTGTGTGCGAGCAAGTCCTGCGTTGCGAGCGTTAGTGGACGAATCCAGTATGCCTGCGCTGAGAGCGTTTAAATCGCCTGCGCCAGATCCTACGGATGCTTGGCCTATGGTGGACTCCATGCCTGGAACAGTCTCTTGGAACGCATTAAGCTGGTTCATTACTTGTGGGCCTCTATCGCCTATAGCGCTACGATACAGGTATCCTCTAGGATCCTTGACCGCGGCTAAAGCGTTACGCCCTAGATTTAGCCCAAAGGTAGCAGTCTTAACTACTGGAGTAAGAGGGTTAGTATAGCTAGCGGCTGTATCTAGCGCGTTTGCTGTTTTGTTAAGCGCACCCGCAGCGGCTCCACCGCCCTCGGTTGCTCCGGCTGCCCTACCACCTAGCCGCGCTACGCTACCCGCACCGCCTAGTAGCATTGAGGCATCTAGTATCACCCCCGCAGGATCATCGTGGAAAGCCTTTAAAGCTTTAGCAAAACTACCATATTTTTCTTTATAAACACCGCCTACCGCGTCAGCCATACCTATTAACTGCTTAACTTTTTCAGGGTCTCCGTTTTTACTAAACCAATCCGCTACTTCAGGAGGCGCGTTAGTAAGAATACCGCCTACAACAGTTTTAAGCGCTGCTTCCCCAGTATCTAGCGGTGACCAGATTGCTTTGGCTACGTTTTTGACTACACCCAGTGTGCTACCAGGAGCGTTAGCTCCGGTTTCCGTAATGTAGTCTAGCCCACTTTCTAAAGCGCCTTTCTGTTTAGGAGGGGCTGCTGCTGGAGCTGCGGTGGCAGGGGGCCGCCCTCCGTCTATGCCTGATACCTTTCTATCAGGAAAGTCTTTCTCCGCACGAAGTTGCGCCATATCAGGCGTGACATTCTCTGGCACGTTTTGGTACAAATTAGAAGTGCCATCTGTAAAGGTGACTGTAATATTACGTGGGGGCATATTCTTTTACCAGTTTTTTACGGTTTGGCCAGTTACAGTTTTGGCGGGAGCATTAGACGTTTCAGCGGGCGGCTTAGATCCAGTAAACTTAGCGGCTTGGGCTAGTCTAGGCTCTAGTGCTTTATACTGACCTGCCACATACGCGTCAAAAGCTCTTGGTGACATATTCTGCGGAGCAGCGTCTATTTCAGCTCTATGTGCTAAGTCAGACGCGCCGACAGATCGCATAGCGCCCATAAGAGTTAGCAGCACATCGTTACGCTGTGCCATATAGGATATAAAGTCAGGATCGTTAGAAGCACCTTTATACCATGCTTGAACAGCCCCAAAGTATTTGTTATCGTTAAAGTTTAGCTTCTTGCCAGCCTCAGACATATTCGAAAGCATCTTAGGCAGCATTTCTATAGTTAGCTGTTTACCCATAAACTGTGCATTACGATTCAAAGCAGCAGCACCTCCTAACTGGTTAAAGTTAGTTCCAGGATTAGTTATTTCTGCATTTGCGTATACCTTCGCGGTTCTTCCGTTTACCTTATATGGGTCTAGCCTACCTTGGGTAACTGAACCGTTTGGCCCGTAAAGCGCAGCGTTTTGGTCAGGCGATAGATCCATACTAGCAGGCGGTATATATGTTTCTTTAGCAATCCTAGCTTTTAGACGCTGCGCTGTTGGAGAGTTTCCTTCACCAGCAGCTTCGAGTTTTGCTACGTCTGCGACCAAGGTTTTAAACTCAAATGCTTTTTTATTTGCCGCCTCGTCTGCCTTCATACCCGCTATACGCTTATCTTGATCTTCTAGGCGCGTATAATAGTCTTTGAGCTGAGAGCCATATACTTCACGCATTGGTGTGCCACTAGCATTATTGTATAGCGCTTCAGTCTTTTTAATGTCATCCGCAGTCTTATCGCGCTCTGCTACTTCAGCTAGATATTTTGGCGTATAGTCTAACTTTTCTTTGGTGGTTGGGGTGTTAGGCGTGTATGTGCCTGGTAGTGAGTCTGAATACTTACCCTGCCCTTGTGTACCGCCGCCTGTACCAAAAAAGTGGAGTAGCTTTGAATCTGCCGCATCTTTGGCCTTTAGCGAAGTTTCCCGCGTGTATCTACTGAAAGCAGCTTGTCCTTCGGGCGTACTAAGATCTCTAGGTACGTTAGCTTTTATCTGATCTAGCGGAATAGCTTGAAAAGGGGAACCTTTTAAAGCTGGGTTCTTATACCTATGCTCTAGTATTAGGTCTACTTGTTCAGGTGTCTTTGCGTCCTTTATCATATTCGCATAACGATCATCGTACATACCCTGAATTTCTTCACTTCTTTTGGCTGTTTCAGATTCCTGAGTACGTTGCAAGGTTTGTTTCGACTTTAGCTTTTCATAAAAATCAGGATTAAGAGCCGCTAATTCTGCGTCTTGTGCAGGGGTCATCTTCTCTACATTAAACCCTGGCTGTCTAAAGAAGTTACGAGTGTCCTCTGCTTGCGCTTGCGCTCGCTGAGTCTCGCCCATCTTCATTTGGTTCATCTGGTTAGTCTGTTCGGCGTTACGCAGAGCATAGAGTTCGTTCATATACTCGTTCTGCGATTTAGTCTGAACTGGCTTAATACCTAAAGCGATACTTGCGTCGATTGCCATTAGGATATAGCTCCTGTATTATCCATATAGTATTGACGCTGCGCGGGAGCGCCGCCGCCTAACTGAGCAGTCCTAGCGTTATACATTTGGTTTGCGTTGTATTGATTGTACGCATTGGTGATGCCACCTATAGCGCTATTGTAAGCGTTAGCGCTACCAATGTAGCCAGACGCAGCAGCGTTACCTGCACCTGTTATGTCACCACCTCCAGCGTTAGCGTAGTTTGACCCAGCAGCGCCCGTATTGTTAGCTGCGTTTAACCCTACATTGCTTTGACCGCTTAGCATATTGTAGACGTTGCTTCTGTTGCTACTCCATCTATTGTACGCATCGTTGTACTTAGTGCTTCCGTAGTCCACACCGTACCGCTGTGCTGCCTTCAAAGCTGCACCGCTTTGCAAACCACCGGTAGCAGCGTTGCTAGCGTTTAGAGCGTTCATGCCTGTGTCCAAACCAAACTGATAGCCTGGGTCTTTATTACTCAGGTAGTCATCCATGCTAAAGTTACGGGTTAGAGAACCGTAGTCCGCATCGCCAGCATTACCACCAGTACCAAGGATTGTAGCTAGTCGGTTATTAGCCCCTACACCTGAAGCATAAAACGGCTGATTTCTAGTAACCGTCTGGTCGTACATTTGTTTCTGTAGTGCTAACGCCTCTCTAGCTGACGCTGCTTGCGCTTCAGCCGCTTTGCTTGCAGACTTGCTCCCCATAATCCCGCCTATAAGGCTTGAACCTGCTACTGCTGCTGGTAACATCCACGGCATACTATATACTCCTTAATTCGTTATACAACTTACTTACTGCTTCTTTGTTAATCGTTAGCCCTTCAAACTGGGGCTGCATCTCTATACCTGTCAGTGCTGCGTGTCGTTCTTCATCAAACGGCCTTTCTAGTAGGTACTCGTACATCCGTTTAGGCGCATCGAATACATCACGCCAATCCAGATGCACACCCTTTATGCTATCTAGCCTTTTCTCAGCATCAGCATCTAACGCTGGAAGCCCTAGCGCCATTAGACTTTCGTCTATTTCGCTTACATCTCTATGCAGTATAACCTTACGGGCGGGGTGCTTATTAACCCATTCGCTGAACCAGTACAAACCGGTACAGGATACGCCTAAAGACTTCTTGCTTACTAATCCGTCTAACTGGTTGTAGTGCCAAGTATACAACGGATCGTGTATACAAAGTGTAGTATCTGTAGTAAGCCAGTTAGATGCCCAAGTGGTCGCCGATCTTGGAGCAGCTATAACCATAAAATCTATCATACAAAGCTGGTTATCAGTCCATTAGTTACGGTTATAGTCCTTCCTACCAAATTAGCAGTCGTGACCGTAGTATCAATACCATCCTGCAAATCGGTTAGCGTTACAGTAGCTGAACCGCTTCCTGTCAGAACAAAGACGTTAAGAAAGAACCTGTACCATTCCCTTGACATTAACCCAGTAGCAGGATCTATTACTGGCACACGAGGTGCGGGTATATTGGTTATATTAAGCATTGGTCGGAGTAACCTCTAGCTCAGCGCCCATGATGGCTACTTTAACAGCATCCGTACCTGACACTTCATACACCCTATCCCGCAGCTTTGTGGTCATACCCAGCCTACGCCAGATAGCCCTTGTTCCATACTCACCATATTGGCCCATATTGACCCAATGCTCGTTTGACCAGTTATGCCCCGCATCGTCTGACCACCGTAGCATTACTTGTGGATTACCAGGTTGTGTTTCTGTTGTTTCTGTTATAAGAAATTCTGAAGATTCTGTTACTAAGTAATAGCCGTCATCTGCCATTATGTTTACAACGCTAGTCTCGTCTACACCATAGTACGTACCAGTTTCGCAGTCTAGCTGTAGCGAATGTTGAGCTGTACGTTTTAAATTGTTCTGGCCTGCCGGTATAGCTCTCCATGACCGTAGCCATTTCTGTATATCACCTGCATCATCGTAAACGTCTAAACTTAACGAGTATATCTTACCGTTCTCGTAGTCGCCTACGATAGACGTATTATTAAAGGTAGTGTAGCAGTTTGACCTATGGCGAATAAACTGACCGTTACTAAACCCTGCGCGTTCGTGCCATGCACCGGTAGCCGCATCGTATACCCAAGTAGCATTAGCTGTGGGGAATATTAGTACGTAAAATGGATGACCTTCTTGCTGATAGGTATAACCTATTGCGTCTGATATAACTCCGTATCCTTGTATAGCAAATTCTATAGCGTGTGTACTGATACGCACACCGCTGTAGCCTTGTGACCTATACACCACGCCTCTACCCCTAGCATCTGCGCCCAGCCAAAACAAACCATTGTCTAGCTTAGCTACTGAGTACGCAGCAGCGCATCCAATTTCGTTAAACGCGCCCTGAATACGGGTTAGCGGAAAGTCAGGCAAGCCTGCGTCGTACCATACCTCTACGGAGTTAGTACCAAATAGCCACGCTTCTCTGTGATCTACCATTAGAGCTATCAGGCCATCGGGCGAACCCTCCGCACTAGCAAATCCCAACGGCGTTATAGACGAACCGTCGTACAGGCTAGTAACCCATAGCTTCTGTGAGTTAGGCTGATTAAAGACAAAGTAGCCATCTAGAAAGGCTACAGTCACCGCACCCTGAAAGTCTGCATCGGTAATCTGAGCAAAGACCGTGGTAAATGAGTTGTAGATGTAGCCCTTCGGATTACAAGCTATGAATAGCTGTGTGCCGTTATCCGACATGGATACTGGCCCCGTACCTGATATAGTGCCTAAGAGAAGGGCTGTCCAGCTAGAATCTACGCTGTATAGCTCAGTCCCGCTGGCTACATAAGTAAAGTACCCAAACGACCACAAGCCCCTTATGGGGCCGTCTCCTACCGTGGCTAATAGGCTAAGTCCTGGCGCTCTGTTTAGATACGCTGCTTCCTTACCGCCCTCGGTAACTACCTCTGGAAACAGATTTACGCATCTATTATCCGCAGCGTTAATGCTGCGGGCTACGTATGATTGGCCTAGAATTGGCGTTTTCAATTAATAGTTACCAGCGAATACATTGAACCGTTGACGTGTACCTACTATTGAATAAGGTAAGCTCATTATGTCGTCAGGGTTATTTATACGTTTAAGTGTACGTTTAGCTGACATAGCAATGCGAGATACAGTCGGAGATGGCTCTACGCCGAACTCGGCTGCTATTTCGCAGGCTAGGCAATACTTGAACGCCCTCATGTACCCTGGCGGGAATGAAAGTACAGTATCAAGCGTAGCTGGTTGATCTAGTTCAGTTACTGAAATAAAGTGCCACTCTAAATCTCTTGTAGGCTTTGGATAGACATACATCTCAATATTAGGATAGTTCATGTTAATCCAGATAACCTGCGGATAAGTGCTGGTTACAGTCTTAACGGCTATACCGTCATATTGTTGTTGGTTGATTATTTTAATACCAAAAGACACGCCAGTAGACGCATCTCTGAAGTATGTGGAGTCATCTAGCAGTATAGGTCTGTTGCCTACGAAGTCACCAGTAGGCCCTAGAGTTCTAGATAGCGTACTAGCAGGCCATGTAAATACTTGGTCTTGAGTTGAGAATACAGCTAACCGTTCGGTACTCCATGAGTCAAGCATCTGATTCATAGCGTTTAATGCGTCTTGCGCTGTAGCTACTGACGGCTGTTCGCCTTCTGCTAGCTGCCCAATTAGGCGTAGCGCTCCGTTGATTTGATCTCCCGCTGTTGTCATCTTAGCTCCGTTTGCGTTTAACTACTTCCTCTACAGGAGCCGCGACTTTAGGCGTATCGTGAGTATACACCGTCCAACCGTTTTTTGCATCCTCTTGTGCTTCCGCGTCGCAGATAGCTACCTTAGTTCCGTGTACCGCGTGCTTTAGATAAATTACCACAGATCACCCCCCTCTTGCTTGCGTAAAAAGTTATGAAAATTGCCTCTATACTCTTTGTCCTTACTATGGTGGTGCAGATTGACGTTGGGCGTAACCCATATTTCACCACCTGCATCTACCCAATTCCTAGAGAACGCGTAGTCCTCCCCCCACCAAGCGCCGTTGTGTGCGCCGTGGTTAAACAAATCAATAGACCTCGAATACGGCGGGCCATAGTTTAGCGCGGGGTAATCGTTCATAAACTTGCCGATAGCTTCCTTAGTAACCTTTAGGAACCCTGCTGGTACTCTAGTAGCCTTAATACACCCATCCTCACGGGTTATAGGCCGTGTATCCGCGTCGTCGCAGATCACCCCCATATACTTTTCTTCATCATCCTTAAACCTATACAGCCCAGCCACTACTTCGCCAGGAGTCTCGATAAGGGCCAATAAGTCCTGCGGATCCCAAGACAAGTCGTAGTCAAGATATACTATAACGTCTGCCTTTGCGTCTAGCGCCTTCCTAGTCATTGTAGCCCTAGCTGCGCTGATGTAGGGGCATCCTACTTCCTGAACCATTCCTTCTTCCCACCCAGCCGCTTTAATAAGCGGAATGGAAGCCTTGAGCGCCTCGATGAACGGTGCGGTAGGCCCAGCAAGTGATGGCGTACAAAAGACTACTTTCATTTAATTGCTATCGCCATTAGGTTATAAGGCTTAAATCTTTTCGTCTGTACTACGCTAAAGCCTTCTTTTTCAAAGGCTTGCTTTAATGTGCCGCTTACAAAGCCTGTCTTATGGGCCATGTATAGATTGCCTTCAGCTAGTGCTTTTTGGTATCCGTATATCATATCGAACCCAGTTATAGGCCCGCTAGGTGAGTCTAGTAAAACTTCGTCTGTTGCGTGTACCCCTTCTAGATCAGGTACAAACACCATAGCGTATCCACCTACTTTTAGACAGCGCTTAAATTCGTTGATTGCCACACTTACTTCAAAAGGGTATAAGTGTTCAATCGCATGACTACAAAAAATACAATCATATTCGCCTATCTCACCCATATCAAGCATGGATGCGACTATATCTGGCGCTGTATCTTTATTTATATCTAACCGTGTTTCTTTAAATCCTTGCATCCAAACGGGAAGTTGCTCACTACCACACCCGACGTGTAGTAGTGAGCCTCTCATTACGCTGCCCAGAGTCCCAAGCCAGCCAATGTGTTCATCACTTCTTGCATCTGGGCCACTTGCAGTGTGCCGTATGATGCTGAAGTAACAACCGCAGTGGTTGTGTGGGTTGCGGCAGTCGCCCTTTGAACTACGGGTGTTGCTCCGTAAAATCCAACGGTTGTAGCTGCCGAGCCTCCGAATTGAAGTGACTGACCGGTACGACCTACGTTCAGAACTTCACCTGTATTACCGTCTCCAACTTGTTCGCCGTCTCCGACTTTTGGTAGTGCCATTGTATTTCTCCTTAAATGTTACCGTCGGTAATAACGCTATCGGGTCTACTAACCACTACCTTGTACACTTGCGCGGCAGTTGGTGTGATAGAACTTCCTGTGTTATTACTAAAAGTTATCCCTAGTGTATTTGCTGCTGAAACCCTTGAGCCAACAATACCCAGACCAGCTTGCGCTGTGGGCTTGTTAACACACACCACATCACCGGCCAGAAGGCCGTTGACAGTGAATGTTTGCTCTGCTGTGGTATTAAGCACAATAGCAGCAGGTGTCAGCGTTACCGAGATAACAGACTGTTTAACTAAATTACCTAGAACGTAGCTCATAGACTACCCCCACATACGAACAGCCATTTGCGGACGGATGACTGAATATCCGTACAATACGTCGATACGGCAAGGCATACGGTCATTGTTAATGTCGTATTGACGAACAATACGCATCGAAATGCCATTATGAACTTGACGTGAGGCCATATCTACTCCTTGTGGAAGCAGCAAGTCGGCAGTTGCAAAGGTAATCGCATCCTTCTGATACAGCAAGTTTTGCGGGTACGCAGTCGAAGCAGCACCAGTGAAGGTGATAGTTGCGCCGTCTACTG